CATGGGTTCTTGGATTAAGGCATGCTCTTTGCGATGGAACAGGTTTACCCCCATCAAGAAGAAAATCGTTGCAGCCTTGACTCTCGTGGGATGTTGCATTCTAGGGTTTAAGGGTCTAGTCATCCCTTTCGTCTTCCTATGGCTTGGTGTGTCTATTGGGTTGGACACTGAAACACTGCAGTGGCTCAAGTTGGTTAAATCAACCTACTTGTGCTCAATGTCATGTGATGAAGAGCTAAACCTCACCAACCTTGCAGTACCAACTAGGAAGAGCGCAGTGCGATTCGCCATACTAGCACAAGGGAAGGTCGGTATTCTTAAGCCTAGCGAGGCTAATCGCTTGGTTTATGAGACCGTCCTCCTACAGTTGTTCCGGGACTACGACGTCCGGTACAATGTCAGAATCGCACTACTTGGCGAGGCACTTGTTGCTTGCTTCGTCAGAACCATAGAATACCAACGTGCCCTCGACGTAATAGAAAGCCTCGGGTCGGCTGATGACCCGGGGCTTGTTCTATAGGGGTGCCGGGCCCAGCTCAGCGGTATTGACACTAGTCAGCCTAGTCCAATACCAAGGGGTGCTGAGATCTGGGTTTCCGGTAGCCCCTCCAAGCCTGCCAAAGTTCGCAACGGCGCCGTCTTTGGCCCCTTGTTCTCCAGCAAACGGTACCTCATCCACAATTCCTCGTATATTAATACACTAAGAGGCATTGTTGAGAGGGTATTTGTTGTAAAGGACAAGGAAGGGAATTTCGCCTCGCCTCCATTACCGATTTGGAACTACAACACGGTGCTCCTCTCTGAGATGAAACGCCTCACTCGCCACCCTCTCCTAAGTCCCTTTACCCTCGACGACGTTGTTCGTCTGTGGACTGGCGCTCAGAGAAAGGTATACGAAAGTGCGTTATCGTCCTTGCGGTTAAAAAGTTTGACCCGAGAGGATGCCACCTTGTCTGCCTTCGTGAAATGCGAGAAAATTGATGCATCCAAAGGTGACCCAGCTCCTCGGCTGATTCAACCTAGGAAACCTCGGTATAATTTGCATCTCGCTCGGTTTATAAAACCACATGAACATGAGTTTTATCGCCGCATTGATCACATGTTTGACACGGACGGATTGGGTGACAAAACTGTATTCAAGGGCTTGAACGCTCACGCAGCCGCAAAACATCTAATTCTGAAGGCCAGTAGGTACAGTAATCCTGTGTTTATTGGCTTAGATGCTAGTCGGTTTGATCAACATGTTTCTGCGGACGCTCTCCGTTGGGAACACCAGGTCTACTTGAACAGTTTTGCCTATGGGCATAATGAGTTGTCTGAACTGCTTGATTGGCAAATAGACAACCATGGTATAGCTAGACTCAAGGATGGCACCAGGATTAATTATCATGTCGAGG